AAGCATTGGATCCAGGAAGCAATTAAACATCCCGGCGCCCTTCACAAAGAATTGGATGTTCCTGAGGGTAAAAAGATCCCTGCTAAAAAATTAGCTGCTGCTGCAAAAAAAGGCGGTAAAGAAGGCAAAAGAGCGCGCCTTGCTGAAACCCTCAAGAAAATGCATAAATAATCTAGGAAGTCATGAAAAAGAAAGAACCAACCAAAGAGCAGAAAAAAATGCTAGAAAAGGCTACCTTCAAAGAAAAAAAGAAGGAGCATCCTCTTCATAAAGCAATTGCATCTCCTATGGGTAAATCTGCTGCTTCCAAAGGAAAAATGGCTGACCATTTGGGTAAAGCATTTAAAGGCGCTATTACAGGTAGCGGAAGTGCTAAGCATCTTTCTAAAGGTCTTTCAGGAAAAAGAAAAATGGAAGACGAATGATTTCACGAGCTAATCTCCCTCTTATCGTCCCTAGGGACAAGCTCAAGGTTAAGGGTGCACAGGTAGGGAAGGCTGTCTTTGACATCCTCTCTAATCCGAATCAGGCTAGCCAGGAAGTGGGTGAGACGTTGGAAGCCATGACGCCGCGCTATTACCAAGAGCTTATGGCTACGATCAATACCAATAAGGGTAAATTCGAATCGTCTTTTTTTATTGTGGTTCTTCGCAAAAAGGAACCCTGGGCACTCAACGTTCTTAGGCAATGGTTTGTCTCTAGACAAACAAAACCATCCGCAGCCACCCTCCGAGAGGACTACCCTAACTTCGATCATGACGTTTGGCATATCAACTCCAAGGATTCTTCCATTAACTTTTTATATACCCTTCCAACAGCGCAGGATTCAGCCTCAATCCTCAAGAATAAAGATAGCTATGACCCCGAACTAGTGGCAACTATCGTCAAATTTAATGAAGGAAAGCTTTAGGCTCATTCAGGAATCGAACCTGATGCCAAGGCGTTAACAGCACCCTGCTCTACCGGTGAGCTAATGAGCCATTGATTACCTTTTCTTATTTTCTGATTTCCTAGGGGTTTCAGAAAATAAGAAATTTCAGAAGTGTACAAAACCATAAAGATAGGACTGGGATTTGAACCCAGGCGTTATAAAACAATGGATTTGCAGTCCATCCCCTTAAGCCACTCGGGCATCCTATCGTTTTCTAGAGAGGAAGGGTTCGAACCTCCAACCTTATCAGCCAAAGTGATAAGCTCTACCGATTGAGCTACTCTCTAATAAAATAATCCCGCCTACAAAGGAAGCCTAGGAAGACAAAAGAGGCCACAAACAGCCTTTAACTTACCCTAGGACGTTTCAGATGATCCGTGCATTCTTGCTATCTACGATCTTGCCACAAAAAAACTTGCTACCTTGGATCTTGAGCCTTGTGTCTTACCGGTTTAGTCCTCTCTAAAAGAAGATGCCCTTCGGCGCAACATATAGGATTCGAACCTATTACTTTCGCATTACAAGTGCAACGCTCTACCCATTGAGCTAATGTTTTTTATGTCTGTGTTCCTTTAATTTTTATCTCTTCGCATCGGGAAAATGATTAGCCTTCTAATAGTTCAACAGTGCAATTTGCCATCTCTAGCGCTGCGTCAATCGCAACAGGCTCATACTTTAATTGATCTACCTTCTTGGCCTTTTCAGCTGGATCGTAGTACCTACGCATTTTGATCAAGCCGACGGCTCCTGTTGTTTGCTGATACTGCTTATCGGATAGTCCTTTATCCGTAAGTCCATTCCATGCAGACAATTCCAATGCGCACAACTCTCTTCTGCGCTGGATCCATTCGTAGATGCTTTTTTTCACGCTGACATTATTGAGCTCGATTGCAAGCTCATGAAGGCAATTAGTCTTCTGTACTCTGTGCTTGAGATTACAGATTTCCTTGATGATGTCTGAATGGCCTTGAATCAATTCTGAGACCTTTCCCTTCATGTCGGGGAATGGAGGCTGATCAAAATCCATATCAGCGGAGTAAAGCGCGATCTTCTGTCTGTAATCGGCGGCTTTTGTGGTCAGATACTTAATTTTTTTTAGAGCTTCAATAATCTTCATAAACACCTTTTCCTTCTAGTAATCGGTCACTTTCCCATAAGTCAATCTTCTTTTCCAAGTAAAATAATACCTTTACAACAAAACCTCTCACAGATTATTAATTAAATATTGAAGTTGATATTAGTTAGCGTGCTGCAATCGCTATCAACTGAAAAACTTATGGGCGCATCGCAGGTCGCCACTGCAAAGGAAGTTATGACCGAAGAAGAAACAAACAACGCAGCTCTAGAAGAGCCGGCCATCGTTGAGGCCACTGAATCGGAATCTCAATCAGAACCAAGTGGGAATGTCCAAGAGGATAGGCGGCGTAAAGAGCAGGCTTATAACTGGGCAGAGTCCAATAGGGTCATGAAAGAGATGAAAGAGCAAAACAGGCAGCTAGCGGAACAATTAAAACAGTTCCAAAAGCCACCTGCACCTGTAGAGATTGACGAACTAGACGGCTTAGCTGATGACGATATCCTCACAAAGGGTCAAGCCAAAAAGCTAAACGAAAAAATGGCAAGACAGGCTGCACAAGAGGCAATCCGTCAATACCAGAATTCTACAGTCGATGACAGGTTGCAGGCCAAGTTCCCTGACTTTGCTGATGTCGTAACTCCAGAAGCTATTGAAGAACTAAAACAAACTGAGCCAGAACTAGCATTCTCATTGTCTAGCACTGCAGATCCATACGCTCAGGGTGTTGCGGCCTATAAGTTGCTAAAGAAATTAGGGAGAACAGAAAACATGGCTGATATCGCCGATAAGAAAAAAGCAATCGCAAATAGCCAGAAACCTGTCTCTGTAAATTCAGTCGTAAAAAATAGCGCCATCGGCAATGCCCACCTATTTGAGAACGGTCTTACAGCCGATCTTAAAAGCCAGCTATGGAAGGAAATGCAGGAAGCAAGAAAGAGAATGTAATCTGCTCTAAAACTTAAGAGCCATCATGAGTATTACAACAACCTCGGTGCTACCAGCTCCTGTGCAGCAAAGCTTTAGCTTTAAGCTTCTCAGCGTGCCAGTGCCTTACATGATCCACAAGATCCCTGCGGACTTGAAAGCGATGCCAAGAAATGGTGGAACGACTCTTCGTATGCGTCGTTACAATCCACTTGCCACCGCCCCCGTCCCACTTGGGAATTCTGGGATTACACCGCCTCCGCAAACATTGACATCTGTCAACATCGATGCGCAGATGGACTTCTATGGAACTTACATTCTGCTTAATGAACAAGTCACTCTGCAGAACCAAGATCCAGTATTAAATGAAGCAGCTCAACGTCTCGGCGTTTCTCTTCGTCAAACTGAAGATCAGTTAATGCGCGACATGCTTGCATCGACAAGCTCCTTTATCAATTGCGTAGGGGGTACTGATGGAGATAATCCAACTGAAATCACTCGTTCTGATGTTGATACAGTCGTTAGAACTCTCCGTGGAAATAACGCTTATAGCTTCCTAACTGGCGTACAAGGCGAAGATCGATTTGGAACAGCTCCCGTTCGTGATGCATATTTTGGTTTAGGTCATACCAATTTGATTGGACAACTTGATAATGTTCAAGGCTTCATTCAAAAGTGGAACTACCCAAATCAAAACTCAACTCTTGATGCTGAATGGGGAACTGTTGCTAACGTTCGCTTCTTGCTTTCCTCTATCGGAAGCGTAACACCGAATGCCTCACTTCTTGGTGCTGATGTCTACAACATCTTCATTTGCGGAAGGGAAGCTTTCTGTGCTATTGAGCAAGATGGCTATAGCGCGCAATTCATTTACAGACCGCCAATTTATGATTCACCGCTCGCCCTCAACGCTAGCGTCGGATACAAATTCGCCGAAGTGCCTAGAATCGAAAACGATACTTGGGTGTTCAACTTGCGTTGCACACTTAGCACATAAGGAGGAAAATTATGACAGCATCATTTATCGCTAATCTTTCGGGAACATTTACTGGATCCGCCAACGCGCAGACAATTGTCTTGCCGTGCGGTTATCAGAAAATTGAACTCTACAACTTGACAGATACAGGTACCGCTGGAACCACATCCGTGATGACAGCTGTAGGTACTTCCCAGCTTCCAGCAGGCAGTGCTTACTACGCTGTTGGCTCTGGTTCTTCGTCAACATTGACTGAAAAGTTCACATCCACAAACGGTTTCACTTTCATTGCAGACTCTGGCGATCAAGCTCCAGGTGCTCAGATGTCAGGATCCGCCATCAGCTCAGCTGCTCCCGCTGTCGTTAGTTCGGCTAGCACCGGGAACTTAG